TCAGTGATCACAGCAGGAGTTTTGTTGGTAAATGCCGAAGTGGTCTGATTCCATTCCTTGATGCCAAAGGTGCTGTTGGTAGTGTCAAACCAGTAGCTGTTGGCCGCTGGATTTCCCACGGGACGATTCAGAGTGGCTGTGAGTGCTGCCAGATCTATGTCGGCACGTTGCACGTAGGCCAAGTTGGTCACACCCAGGGCACTGTAGCCAGCCAGGAGACCATATTCGTTGAGTTCGTAGCCATTGATGGGTGTGCCCGAAGTTGTGTTGTAGAAAAAAGGCACGCCAAACGTGCTTAGGATGTCGCGCTGGCTGGTCATCAAGATCACCTTGTTGGCGTTGGCAGCCAGGGTGCCGGGTGCTATGCCTGTGCCAGCACCGGAGATCTTGTTTTCCGCGGTAGCGATCAATAGATAAGGCGTGGAGCCTGCAGCAGCAGGAGTGTAGTTGCTTTGGTCAATAACACTGACTTGTACACCTGGGGATAATAAGGCCATAACCGATTCCTTTTTTAATATAAGATATTTATGGTCTTGGCACAAAAAAGTGCCGGCAATATCCCTTTGCAAAGGTTTTTGATCGTAAATACAGCATGAGACCCAAATGCCCGGCCTGCAATCAACGCTTGTGCGCTGTGAACTATCAACGTCTAGGAGTTGTACACTACAGAACCAGATGTGACTGGTGCATCAAGAAAGCACGTGGTGTGCCTGTGTCTGAACCGCGTTGGAGATCAGCAGGTTACCGGAAAAAAACCACCTGTGATCGTTGTGGATTCCGAAGTAAATATGCCGCACAGCTCATGGTGTATCATGTGGACGGCAACCTCAACAACAGTGTCATGCGCAACCTCAAGACCATATGTCAAAACTGCTCGGTGGAGGTCAAACGCCTGGATCTGACCTGGTCGGCTGGAGATCTTGAACCAGATCATTGATCTGCGCATACAGGTGATCCATGGTTGAGTTGTTGTCTATCACTGCGTCAAAAGCAGTGCCAATCCAGGCAGTTTCGCTGGCATGTATGTTGAATTTGTCCAGTTCAGTCTTGGCCCAACTCCATTCTATATTTTTTCCAGGTCCGCGGTTTATCATTTCTGCGAATCCGTACCAATCAGGATCTGGACCACGATGCACTCGTACAACTAGTCCCCCAGCCCGCTTGATAGCGCCTATTTCATTGGGGAATCTACAGTCACTAATGACCACATCATCGGTGGTTTTTCTCAGGCGATTTTCCAGGCTGGCAATCCAGGTATCGTCGTGGAAACTCCTGCGTACCACTTCAGTGCCCCAGTATTGTAGCACCCATCTAGGAGTAAGCTCGGGCATGTTGAGGCGGTCAGCCCACCAGGCATCTACCTGTTCGCGCCACTCTCGGCTGTGCCTGGTACGTCCTTCCAGCAAGTCACGGTCCCAGCCAAACACGCTACTTACAGCATCTTTCAAGGTGTTGGCAAAACTTTCACGTCTGAACTGATGTATGTTTACTAGATAGTCTGCCATGGTGTCTTTGCCAGCACCTATTAATCCTACCACTCCAATGATCATCGAATCTCCCTTACTTTTAGGTGTTTGAGTGTGGCCTGCAACATGTCAATCTGTCTGCGGCAGTCTTCCAGGGCATGATGACTGGTAGGTGGTTTAGGTAGTTCAGGCCATAAACTATAGATGGTTCGGGCATCTCGCACATTGTAAAACTGCCAGGGCAGGCTTTTGCCATAGCTTTTGTAGGCATGTTCAAGTATGTTCATGTCATAGGTGGGACCATTGGCCCAGATAAACTTGTGTTGCCAGGCCAGTTTGTAAAGACTATCAAGAGCTTGATCCAAGGGCACACGTCCTTCTTCCATGAATGCTTCGGCTTGTGCTTCGGGTTGAGTGGCCCACCAGTCTATGGTGTCTTGTTGTATGGTGCGATTGGTCTGGCTTTCCAGAGTGATTCTAGCATAATAGCAACGATCGTAATGACCTGTACCAAACGGATCAAAGCTCTGGGCGGCTATGGTCAGTATAGTAGCATCCGGTCCGGTGCCCAGACCTTCTATGTCAATCATCAGTGAGCTCATGCTAGATTATAGCATGCAAATGATTTTAAATCAATCTAAATGGCACTTCGTGTTTTACGGTGTTCCACCATTCTTGATAGCCGGCTGGAGAAGGATGAAAGGGTGTTGATTCTGTAGGGTCTAGTAAATTTCGATCTCTACAAAACTCAAACAGTGATGAACTTAGGCAATGTTCCCACGGTATTAATCTCAGCAACGGATGGTCTCGGCTGACCGGGCCACTCAACGAAGTATTGTCATCGGAATAGTCTTGGAATATGTCATAGATAAATCCAAATTTGTATTGGATTCCAAGTCGGTCCAATGTGTTTAGACATCCAGAGATAACAGTTAGATTTTGAGTGGCCAGGTAATCCCAATCCATGGGTTTGTATTGAGCACTTACATAATCATACAACCACCGAGCATAAGGATATCTAGGGTGGCTGTGCCAAGATCCTCCAAACCCGCCTGAATGGAACCAAATTGCATCGCTGGTTGGGCTGGTATGTTCGTATATTTCAACTTGATGTTCCATTTGTTTTGGCAGCGGAATATCAATTCGACTAAATCCAGTCCAAAGCACAAATACTTTGTCAACGTCGGGTGTTAGATTGTCTAGTATGCTTTGTGCAATAAAGGCATTGCCGGCACCTCCACGGGCTAGTATTTTTGCATAGTGATGACAGTATATATCTTCACCGAATATTGCTCTAGGAAGATATGAGTTGTCAACAAAACTACATCCAGCAAGCAATAACATGTTTAACCAATGACGAACGTGATGGGCTGGCTGCCATCCACGTAGTTTTTGAGTTGTTCGATCAGGCTGTCCATCTGGGCCTGTGCTTCGGTTTTGAGCGCAGTGCCATTGAGTTGGCTGCCACCCTGGGGTCCGGCATACTGGCCAAATTTTTCACGGGCTTCACCTATGATCATCTTGGAAGCGGCCACCATGTAGTCACGTATCCACTGTTGTATCTGGAAGTCTTGCAACAAGTTGAACTCGGGCTTGAGATTGTAGGTCCAGAGTAGCACATTCTCTCCGGTGCCTTTGGGATCACGTATCAGTTGCAGTTTCTTGGTCACAGGATTCCAGGTATAGTTCATGTAGGCACCAAACATGCGACCGGCCAGTTCCACATACTGGCTGTAGAAATCATAGGTGGCTAGTCCACCAGCCACGTTGAAGTTCATCAAATACACGTTCATCGACGCCTGACTGAATGGATCAAAGTTGCTGGCATAGGGACCTGTTGAGTCACCAAAGGTCCTGCGGAAGATCTGGCGCACAGTAATCACTTCTTGCGGCAAGGTGTAGATGTTCACATTGGCCACCAGCTCCATGAATGTGTAGCTTTCTTCATAGGCATTCTGGGCCCGCTGGCGATACACGCCAATGGTTCTCTGATAGGCTGCTTCGTAGTGTTCGGCATCCAGTTCCAGATCCACGATCTGATCACCCAAGGTCAAGCGCACATAGTCAAACAGTTGTTGTTTCAACGTGTCAAGACTGTTTTGTTGTTGGGTTGATAGGGCTGTGGACATGTAGGCTACTCCGTTCCTGTATTTACCAGGCCCGTAGTATGATCAGGTTATCGTTGCCACGTCCGTTGAACTTGGTTTCCGTGGCCTTCATGTCCTTGAATACCTTGCGTGCCGCTGGTTTACCGCCGGACAACAACTCTTTCAACTGCTCTGCGGGTTTTCTCAGTGTTTTTTGCACAGTCTGTGTGACATCAAACCCTACTATGGCCGATCCTTTGACACTGAACGAACCCAAGTGACTGTCGGACATGACATGAATCAGTTTGCGTTTCTTGGTGTCATATAACCAGGCTTCACTGGCACCCACCAACTGTGCAGGTGCGATGCTGGCCAGCTTTAGTTCAGCAAAGTCTTTCAAGTACTTAAACTTAGCTGAAATCTTTTCTGGGCTGACTGCTTTCTTGGCTCTGGGTTTGCGTTCCACTTTCCTGATCTGCACATAGTTGCCACAGTCGGCTATGACCTGTTCAATGAACTTGACACACTGCTTGATTTGATTCTTTGAGAGATGGCCATAGCCTTCAGCTAAGTCCGCGTCGACGCCTTCTAAAACTTCTTCAAACTCAGCTAGTTTTGTTTTCCAGATATCAGATATTGTGCCCACCATGTTGGGACTGATGTTCATGCCACGTATCTGTGCGATGGGTTTCCAGTCTGCAGTCATTTTAGCACCTGCTAAGACGAAATCGTCAAACATGCCTTCTAGTTCACCCGCACACTCTGAAACTTTTTCACGCAGGTGATCTTGTATGGTCAGCTTGGCCACTGCACTTTCGGCTG